ATAGTCAAAAGTTTCAGTCAATTTAGATTCAAATTCTTGATATGATGGTTTACCATAAGAAAAATACAAATCTAAAGTATTTTCCAAAGTTGCTTCTGACTTAAATCTGTGTTTAATTAAATAGTCAGCTGACTTTACCTTATGAATAGTCTGGTCATTCTTGGAATACACACAAACACCTTCCTTACCCTTCCATTGGTCAACATTCTGTAACAAATCATTGACATCAGTGAAAGTATAAGTAGCAGGACGAAGCAAATCATACTTCTTTGCCATCAAATCCAACATATCTTGAGTAGCAAGTGAATAATCAGTGTGGTCAATAAAACCAATCAACTTCCACATAGGTTCATCACCATACGATAAGACAATTTTATTGACAGGAGACAACCATTCAAACAACACTGAATAACTCCAAGTATCATTGTTATCCTCCAACTTGTTTAGAATAGTTGACTTGAACACTTCCAACTCAAAACCATTAGCAAGAACAGAAGCATCAACGGTTCCACGGGTTCGTAGAATATAGTTACCATTATACTTGCTAACGATTAAAGTGCTACCATCTAGTTTTTCAACTACATTGCAGTTCTTTAATGAAGAAGGAACAGGAAAATGTTCTGGGTTTTCACCCCAATTAGTAAACTTCGGTAACGATGCACTAATCACTTCACCCTCATAGTTCACAACCACACTACGCATGTGCTTGTTGTGTTGGCTCCACTTGGTGCCTATGTGTTGAGGTTGAATCAAATGGACAATTTCTCCGTTGAGAAAGTGTTCATGCACCATGAATTGGGTGCGGTCAACCATATCTAGGTTAATTTTCATTATTTAGACAAATTAAGAAGGTTCAATATCAATTAGTTTGTAATAACACACATAAATTCCGTCGTAAGACTTGTAAAAGTCAAATATATAATCTTTGTCTTTTTCGCAAACATATATATTTTGTTTTTCCTCACACAATTTTTGAAGAGTTTGTTCAGCTTCACACACTGAGTTCAAAAAAGATTCAAATGCCAATGTATTGTTTTTATAATATTTTTCTGGATTATTCAGTCTATTATCAATTTCTTTAATAGACAGATTTAGTAGTGATCCAATCGATCCAACCAATACTCTACGACATGGAGCTTTATTCATACACTCACTTTACCACGACTTTAAAAAAAGTCAACCACAATTTTCATCTTCGTAGACATTAACTCCACACTCTTTGCATCCATCAAATAGTAAGAACAATGGCAAATGTTTGTCTCGTCTTGTTCTGAACCAAAGTGTTTATTTAGAATCTCTGTGGCTTTGTCACTATCTTCCCAACCAGCCCATTTTCCACTACCTGGATATCCACCCAATTCCAAATAATTACACCAAGGAACATGCACGCCATTTATGTCTTTAACTTCAGCATATGGACATACCTTGGTTTTTCCCACAAAGTTATTGTTTACACCGGGAACTTCAATCCAAGTGTAACAATAATCTCCTTTGGGTATGACGCTGGTATCTTTCATTCTTTATCACGAATCTTAAATTTTACAGCAACAAAGTTTCCAAATTTTGTAACAATCCAAGCAGTGATACTTAGACCGATGCAAAACAAAACTGTAACGGTAATAACTTCAATTGTTTTATTTAACATATATTTTATAGAATAGTAATGTTTTCGTAAGCAATTACATACCCACCTTTTTTATTGGGATCTTCGCTAATAGTGACTTCGTAAGTTTCTGGCTTGATGGTGGTAATATAGTGATTTTCATACTTCGTATAACCCTGTTTGGCATTTACCTTTTTACCAAGTACATCGTTGGGAATAGATAGAAAATTCTCTTTAACCCAAACATCCAAAATTTCTCGTAGAAGATTATTCTTGACATAAAATGCGTCATCAAGAATATCTACAAGTTCACTGTCTGGTTCAAGATACACTTCTTCCTTGAGAAATTCTGCAAGCTGATAACCATCAAGATCATATTCCATTAAACACTTCTTAATATCAGATTCATAAGTTTCACGGGGTTCTGAAATATCCGCTGATTCAGACCATCGTTGGTACTCATCAACCATACGCTTGAAGCTCTTGTTCTCAACATTGATCTTTTCAAGTGTCAACTTAGGACGAATAACTTTATCTTTTAGTTCCATGTAGATTTGTCCACTCATAATTTTAATAGATTACCACATAATTTATAACAAGTCAAGAAATTTTTTCATCAATTATCTTGGTAATTTTATACAATCTATTTTGCATACTATACACAATTACATACCAAAAACTCTTACGTAGTTCCAATCACGTCGGTATCTACGAACTCGTTTGGGCAAAATGTTTAAAATGAAGTTGGTGATCTTGAAAAATAAAGGATTGAACTTGATTACAGTACATCTTCCACACTCCCATTTTTCAATACGTTGAGGCATCACTGGTTTACGACCATTCTGCATTTTGTAGATACGATTCCAATAAACCACTTCCGCAAGAAGATGGTGATCACCACTCACTTCAAAACTATCATAACCAGTGTCTTCATCATAACCAGATGTCAAATGATGATATGTTCGACCAGTACGATAATGACCATCAATATGAAACACCTTGATTGTATAACGATTTTTCATCATTTCAAAATTTTATGCAATACGTAGTGCTGCTACTGCATTCTTTTTGGTGTCTTCTTTATAGATGCTTTCAACAGCCTCATGTCTACCATAATACCATGCTGTATGATAGTCAAGAACGATGTTGATGTTTTCAAAACTGTCTACATCGTTGTAACCACCTTCATATCCAGATACAACAACTGGCAAATCGGGAGGATAATTTTTCAATGCTTCAATTAGTTGTGATACAGTCATAGAGTCTTTCTTAAGTGTATAGACATGAATAGCATCTTCAAGATATTTAAGTTGTGTCTTCAACCTATCCAACTCAAGTTGCTTCTCCAAAATTTGATTTTGGAAAAAATGGAATATCGTTTTTAAGCAGATTAATTCTGACTCTTAAACGTTCTTTTTCTTCGTTTAGTTTATCTCCAGACCATTTTCCTGATTCATTCATGCTTTATAATTTTTGACAATTTACAATTAAATTCAAACAATTCAGTATTTAATTTTCTAAGTAGTTCAATTTCTTGTTTTAGTTTGGCGTTTTCTTCATGAAGTGTTCTAATGTTATCCATCAAATCTGATAAAATTTGTTCATTACTTTCGTATTCCATATGTTTATTCTATCTTTCCAATAACGTTTACAACATCAATATGATAATTAACCAAACCAACAGGTTGAATTGTATACTTCCAGATTTTTTCACGTTCCTTAAATACACGACCTGAAATGTGTCCTACACCTGAATTTGTGTTTACCTTATCCCCAATTAGATAAAGTGGAGGGTATTCAGATAGTGTCTTCGCAAACAATTCGTTATTACTGATCATGTTTAAATCATAACATATGACACCACATGTGTCAATAAAAAAAGGTGGGTAAAACCACCTTTTTAAGGTTTAAAATTTAATATTTTATTTTTAATTACAGTTGATTTAAACCAACATATGGTAGATTGTTTGTATCAAAATATTTAGGTTCTTTACCTAGAAGAGTGTCTACCGATTCTGATATTGCAGATTTATATACATATTGATTGTACATATCATTTACTTGCGCTTTACCATCTGCAATTTTATTTTTCAAATTATCAATAACCTTCTGAGTAGTCTTCATAATCAAAGTTTTTTTGTTTTTTATCGAAACTTACATTTTTTTTAGACTTTTTGGAAAAGTTATTTTTATCATAACGATCCCACTTGTCTTTTCGATTTTTATCTTTCCAACTTTTACCCATTGTAGTATATATTTATTAATAAATATATTTTAAAAAATCAATTAATTGATTTAATTTGTAATACAAGTTTGTGCTGAATTATCAGCGTTAGTATTTGTAGTTTTACTAACAGCGTATTTAATTGATGGTTTACCACGTTTACCAGTTTTAAAAGACCCAACAATTACATAACGACCATTATTTAGATTTTTCTTGACATATGATCGAATTGATTGAGACTTCACATTTGAATTTAGTTGTAGTAGATCTGCAATTGTAAAATCTTTGTCTACAATTTCAGTGTATTGATTGGATTTACGTACTTTATTTGTATTTTTCATATTTTTATTTCAATCTTAAATTTAATATAACACAGATTTTGATTTTGTCAATTGCAATTTTTGAGTTCGTTGAAAATTAAAGCTTCTACCAAGTTACCAGTTCCAAATCGCCGTCCGTTTTTATCAAAAGTTGTATCAGTTGATTTTTGATAGTATCCAACATTACGCCCATTTTTATCATGAGCATAAATAACACTACTCATTTCATTATAATAACCTACACGCCGACCATTTCCATCAAATACATTTTTCATAATTTAAATATAATTTCTATAACAACTCATTACGATTCCACTTGTAGTGCCAACATTTAGTGAACGAACACTACCAAACGCTGGAATTGTAATGATAAATTCACTGTTGTCAAGAATATAGTCACTCAATCCACTCTTTTCTTCTCCAAATACAAACATTGGCTTGTCTACGCCGCAAAATACCCACTGATTGTAAATAGATACAGTCTTGTCACTATACTTGGGAATATTATTTTCTACTGAAATGAGATTGTATTCGTTGTCCTTACAATAAGCAACAAAATCTTCTTCGGACTTGATGTGATTAAGATCGGTATAATGATGAGTACCTACAGTACCACGACGATCCCACTTCTTGCTTCCACCAACATAAAACGATTCCTTGAAACCGAAAAAGTTAGCATTACGAACTAGTGTAGAAAGATTAAAATCGCCACTTACATGCATCATTGCGACACCAGCGTTAATACTGGTATCCTTACAATAAGTCTTGATTTCGTCTACAGTGTTGTTCTTCAAATGATCCAAAACATTCATAGTACAGTTACTATACTACAGATTTTATAAAATGTCAAATCTTTTTATTTTTGATTTTTTTCTTTGGCTTTTTTTCTTTTTCAATATTACACGGAACTACATCATCAACCATTTTATGTGTATTTTCTTCAAATTCTTTTTCGGCTATAAAAATAACATTCTTAACAAAGTCAGTTAAAATCCCACTCCAATTGTTTCTCACACTATCCTCTTTAACTGCCAGTTGTTTCCATCTAGGTAGTTGATTGTACAACTCGTCGTATGTATTTTTATATTGGTTAGATGTCATGTATATAAATATTAAAAGGAAGTGGTCAAACGACTAGCATATCCCATATTACTGGCTTTACCCATTCGGTAACTAACTTTTGAGTAATTATCAAATGCTTTTTTACTGGTCACCACAATTGCACCAGCTGTTTTGTGATTATATGATATATTGTATTTATTTTGATCCATAAATTTTTCTACAATTTTTATACTTTTTCTCTACAATTTTCTATTTATAGAATATGGGTAGACAAAAAAAATATACTACGGATGAAGAAAAAAGTCAAGCTAGAAAAGATAGACAGATGCGGTATTACTGGCGTAATTCAAAACATTTACGAAAAGAGGCATTAAAAAGATATTATAAACAAAAAAATCAAATATGAATATTGGAATTTACAAAATAATAAATACCGTCAACGACAAATATTATGTTGGTAGTTCTACGAATATAGAAAGACGTTGGAGAGAACATATAAAGTTATTGAATCATAATCGACACCACAATGAACATCTTCAACACGCGTGGAATAAATACGGACACGATTCATTTAGATTTGTAATTATACAAAATACTAGCAACTCACTAGTAAAAATCACAGAACAAAAATATTTAAATATTGCGAAATCAGATCCGGACAAAAGTTACAATTTAAATTATGATGCAAATGGTGGAGAAATAAGCGAATATAGTAAAGAAAAAATTAAACAGAATAAAATTGTTTATTGGCAAAACTTTGAAAAAAGAAAACTTCTCAGTGATAAATTGAAAACCAAGATATCATCGGATCTAGAATATAAAAAAAGAATTTCCGAAAGAACAAAGATGTTCTATTCAAACGCGGAAAACAGAAAAAAAGCAAGCGATATCAAAAAAAAGTTTCATTCTATTCCAGAGAACAAAAAAAGATGGAGTAAATTAAATTCAGGGCTGAATAATCCGTTAGCCGACAAAACCCAATATCATTTTTTTAATAGAAAGACAGGCGATGTTGAGTTTTGCACACGATATGAACTGCGTATTAATCAAAAATATATATATCAAAATTTGTCACAATCTGGAATTGCCCAGTTGTGTTTAGGAAAATTTTCATCTTACAAAGGATGGATTATTGATAATGTACAATAGATGTATTGTATACAGATGTACTTCCAATATTACTTTTTTTCCCGAATCGATATGATATTTTTTTATATAAATTGAATGTTTTTTTGTTTGTTATCTGTATTGATCCGGCTGTTTTATGCTCGTAAATGATCGATCCATAAGGTTTGTTTATTTTTGCATGTTTATCGCCACATTTAAGGCACACCTTGTATCCCAAAGCATATCGCTCGGGGTGAATTTCATTTCCACATCCGCAATTGTTCATGTATTGATACTAACACAGATTTTAATCGAGTCAACTGACGAGTTCAACCTTTTCAGTTCGTAAATTTCATCTTCCAACTTTTCTATGTAATTTTGTAATTCTTTTACTTTTATTTGAAGTGTTTCATCATTAGACAATTCTCCACCGATTTGTCGTTTTTCATTTAATAATAGGCCTAATCGGTCTATAATATCTATAACTTCTGTATTATTTTTAGCATTGGAAATATCATATGCCCAATTTAGAGATGAATCTTCTGGATTAAGAATGTCTATATCCGGATAAATTTTTACCAGTTCATCTGCGATAATAACGATGCACTCTTCTAAAGATTTTGTTATTTTTCTATTAACTTCAGCGTATAGTAGAATTCGTTGTTTGCTTTTATTCATATTTTTTAATAGTTCTCCAATTTGATTTTGTTTTGACACCGGTGTTTAAATATAATTTTGGAAGTCTCCAAATCGATTTTGATTTCATGAAATTTTTATCGTGACGGTGGTAAACTATTTTCTTTGATTTCAAATATACCATTGCCTACAAAATCAGTCAATGATTTATATCCACTATAACTTATAGCAGATGATAAACCTCCCCACAAATCTTCTACAAGTTCTTCAAGTGGTTTAACAGAACTTCTATCAACCTCATAAACTTTACCCTCACTATGACGACGTACACCACCATGTAACTGTTGTTGTTTAGTACTAGCACCTCCCCAATATGTACCATCTCCATTTTCCCAAGTATATGCTTCTTTAGCCTTGGCAAAATAACCTCCCATCATAACATAATCAGCACCCGCACCAAATGCCTTTGCAGCATAATTGCCATTTTTGATACCGCCATCAGCAACAACTTTTATATTGTCACAATCGGCTTGACCACTACATTCAATTAGTTCAGTAATTTGACCTCTATTGTAACCAGTTGCATCACTGGTTGCGCATGCGCTGCCACCAGAAATGCCAACTCTAACTAATATTTCGGGTATGTATTTTGTAAAGTCACTATATAAATGTATGCCCTCACTGGTCATTACATTACCAATCATAAGCCTATCAATTTTGTGAGAATTAATGAGTTTAAATATAACCTCACGAATTTGTGGTAGATATCCATTAGCGCAATCAATTAACCAGTTTGTAGCACCTTCGTCTGCTAATTCTCTGGCTCTATCCCAATCATTAAGTCCTATACTGACAAATAGGTTTTGTTTGTTGTTAACACTCGTATAGTTCAACACGGCATTATCAATATCGCAAAATTTGTGTTGACATACAGTTAAACCCATGTCTGTAGCTTTTCTTGCGAATGTTTGTCCTACAACGGCGTGCATAGGACTTACTATAATTCTATTAAGTTCTTTAGGCACTTGTGAACGACTTGTAACTTTGGAGGGTTGTGCAATCAAGTTGACATCGTTATAATAAACTGATTTAGTTTTTAAAATTTGAGGCATATCATTCTCCTTTCTTGAAACTATTCTTCATATCTTTAAGAAGAATACTAATATCATCTAAACTACGTATTCTATCTCTATACAAATTTTCTGTTTTTACTCGTTCTTCATCGATAAGTTTAATCAACTCATTGATCTTTTGCATAGTAACCGTAGGTTTGGTTCTTTCAAACTCTGAAATTGATGTATTCATGTTATCTATATTCCTCTCTTAATAGTCTCCATCTGTCACTGTCAATTTTGATGTATCCTTTATTTATACCACCAATAGTTGCAACTATATCTGACAGACTGTTGTAGATATATCTATGTGGAATTGTACCTAATAACCATAAGGGACATTTCTTTTTTCCACCTTCAACACTTAAAAATATTGGTTTTTTTGATCTGTTGGCAGTTACAAGTTCTTCTGCACTTCCCCAACTAGCGACATCTGGAATAATATGTGCAATTATAAAATCGCTTCTGTCTACAAGATTTAAATCATATATACGAATTTCCCTCATTTTTTCTTGAACTTCGTCATAATTTTCATCGTTCATCAGTGATGACAATGATTTACGAATTTCGTAACCTTCATCAACATCTTTAATGAAAGGTTTATCATACGGATCAAATATGGTTATTCCCAATGGAGAAAGTTCTTTTTTTACATACTGTCTCCAACCAGATCCATCCGCATATTGCATATGACCTACGAGATAGGTTTTTGTTTTATTCAATAGATTCATTCAAAAATTTCTTTAGCTTTTTCTGGTTCTCTAGGCCTAGAATAACACTGTCAGTCCATGGTTGTCCATATCTGATTATTTGCCAACACCATTTTAATCTTTCTTTCCAAGTTAAAATTCTTCCATTCATTCCTCGTTCAAAGAAACTTATGTATATCTCTTCTTCATCATTGAATTTTTCTAAAAAGAGTGCATGACTATGACAATCACAGATTAAAAAAGTTGATTTATCTTCATTCATATTAGTAATTTGTGTTCTAGTTTCAAAGATACTCCCATCAAAAAACTTGCAAATCGGTATATAGACTTCATTGTAAATTTAATCGATTTGTTATAAGGTTTGCCAACTACTTTATAGAACAAAGTAGACTCAAACTTTTTTCGTTCTTTGATTTCTTCAATATATAGTTCAAAGTCTTTTTTTCTTTTAGCATTATCATTTGCTTCAAATCGTTTAAGTTGAATTTTATTGACTATACCATCAACAAAGTCAATTGCAAATTCAACCCAATAATCATATTGTCCTTCACCATGTTGGTAAGTGTATATACTTATGATTTTGTTCAACTTTACTTGAGTCCACCAGACTTTGGTTTCTTTTACAGTCCCAAGCCTTTCAATAAAAGTTTTTCCTTTTGGATCACCGCCAATATATTCTCTTTCACACTCACGAAGCCAAATTGTTCCATCTTCACGAATTTCATAACAATCTAAAGCATTTTCTAAATCTTTAGTTTGAAATCCAGATGGATAAAAACCCTTGGTGTCTTCCGGCAGTGGAAGCGGATATTTACATACTATGTCATCATACATACCCATAACTTAATTTCCTTTGTTTTTAAATTCTTGTACATCGTACAGAAAGTTACGAAATGACTGATAATCTTGGATATCAACCAATGGTACATTATCAAGTTTATAATCTTTTACATAATCCAAAATGGTATCAACATAGTAACTTGGTATGGTAATGGTTTTACCATCAAATTTCAAGTCATCGTGTTGAATGAATACTTTATTAGTAATTTTATCTTGCAATATTAGTTCTTTATCCATGTAACAATCTTAACATAGACATAAATACTGTCAATAAAAAACATATCTTCAATCCAGCGCTGAATTAAAATATATTGACATATGCATTTTATAAATTACTATTCGCTTAAGCGCAATGCTTAACTATGCATATTATTATAAGCTTTTATTATATATAATTAAATCAGGATGTTGGTAGCCAAACTTCTTAACTAATTGACCTGCTAAACTATTCGCTTCATCTTCGATTTTACCGCCTATATCAGGTACAGGTTGGTTTAATTCGCCTCTTTGATTCTGTAAGTGGTGAATTAATTCATGCGCAATGCTTCTTAAAATATCTGCCATTCCTCGGTTTTTATAATAAACTTTAATAAGCCCTGAACTTGGGTTATAATACGCATATGTTTTTAAATCATCATCACGATTGACCGTCAAAGTTACTTTAAATGGAGAATTTAAATTTAATTCATCGTGTATAAACTTGATGAATTTAACGATAGTATACTTGTCAATCTTATCCATATTATTGTAGTGTTAGTAGATACTTTAACTTATTTAAAGATGCTAACATTTCATCACGTATGTTTAATAAGTCAGTATCATTTTCTTTATCAAGTCCATCGGCAACATCTTCGATTAAATATTTTATATATTTGTCAATAAAATCAACTGTTGTAACGTCTTCGTAATTAGATAATTGGATTTTGAATCCACTTTCGCTTTTAACACGGCCGTGTTTGCCCATCAAGACTTCAATGAATTCGTCGATTAATCCGCTAAATTCGTCGTATGTTGATCCCAAAGCCTGATGTTCAGCATAACTTTTAGTTTGCCAGTGATGTATTTTCAGTTGATTATGTAAAGTAAGCAAATTTGTGACTATCATATTTTAAATAAATATAAATAACTAAAACGTTTGTATAAACTTGTTATGAGTTTGTTTGATATAATCTTTTGCGGATTGACTATGAATCCATCCTTTTATTTTAATTGGATTTGGTTTGTTTTTAACTTTCTTATATAATCTGAAAAAATCCTCGCAAACTGTTAAAAATGTAGGATCTAAATCGTCAATATCGGTGTAATTATTAGGATTGTATACTGGCACCCCCAACATTTTATAATCCTTTTTACCATGATCGTAAGTTATAAGTCCTCCTACAATATTAACTGTAACAATTGACAGTGGGATCAATGGCACTGTATTATAAATCAATATATCTGTAGGATCGCCATCTTCTGATATTGTTTGCGGTAAAAATCCATAACTGGCTGGATACTGCATTGAACTAATTAAACATCTATCAAGTCTTAGGAGATTTGTGGATGGATCATATTCATATTTTGAATTTGTATCTTTTGGTATTTCAATTATTGCGTAAGCTTTTTCCGGAAAAACATCTGGTTGTTTTGTATAAATCAAGTTTTGCATCAACATAACAATATTATTTTAAATTTAGGTAATTATATTAACCCTACATTTTTTTTTATCAAATAAACCCTCGTCTACTAAATATTTAACAATCAGATTACATCTATCTTTAAACTGTGAAATTTCAACATTTACTGGTTTCCAGACATTAATAGTGTCGGAATTTTTAATTTCAAATTTTACTCCGTTCACCAATCCAGATGTATTCTTTGTTCTGATCATATCAATAAATAGTAATTAAATTATTGACACACACTTAAAAACATAGTACATTACTTAATAATGCATACTAAATTAGAAAATTACTTGAAAGAAAATTTTCCGAAACTTTATACAAACGGTAGAGATGAAGAACCTTTTACACAGTTTGGATTTGAATGTAGTGATGGATGGTTTAGAATAATTTTGTGGATGAGTAGATATGTTCAATCTTACATCGATCATCAAAATGAATTCGCCAAAAAATATCCAGATCAGTATCAACCTGTAGATCAAGTTAAAATTGTACAGGTTAAAGAAAAATTTGCTACCCTCAGAATTTATACAGAAGGTGGCAATGATCGCATTAATGCTATAATCAGTTTTGTGGAATATATCTCTGGATTCATATGTGAATATTCTGGAAAAACAGATGACATAGTATTCAATACCACCGGATGGAATAAAACTACCAATGTTGAATATTTAAAAAACAATGCAAATTTTAAATATGTAGATTCTGAATCACTTCGACAAATATTATCTGAAATTAAATCTGAAATTAAATGATTGATTGATATATATAAAATATGTCAAGAAAAATATTAATCAGCGCAGACGTGGATGAACCCGATAATAACGTTGACAAACCAAAATACTTAAGTACATCCATAACAAGCAACGATGTATATTTTTATTCGGATGTAAACAATGAATCGTGTTTTATGTTAAATAAAAGCATATCCGATTTATCAAAACAGTTATTGATATCACAAGTAACTTTTAATTTACAATCAGTACCACACATCAATTTATACATAAACAGCGACGGCGGAGAATTATTTGGCGCTTTATCTATAATTGATAGAATAAAAACAAATAAAGTACCAGTACACAGTTATGTTGAGGGATTGGTTGCATCCGCATCTACTTTAATAAGCATCAGTTGTCACAAACGTTTTATTAGAAAAAATTCAATAATGTTAGTTCATCAAATACGAAGTTGGTTTGGAGGTACATACGAAAACTTCGTCGATGAAAATAAAAACTTAGAGTTACTTACAAATACTGTTAGAAACTTGTACCTACAAAATACTAAATTCGAAGAAGACGTTTTAAATGAATTATTAAAACGTGATATTTATTTAAATGCAGATGATGCAATAAAATACGGATTAGCTGATGAAATAATTTAGTCTAATATTACTAAATTTACCAAAATATTCAAAATATATATTCTGGTGAAAAAACAAAGAAAAAAAGACGGTTTTGTATACATAATCAGTAATTCAAATTTTAAAGGTTATTATAAAATTGGCGTAACACACGATATTGATGCGAGATTAAGATCATATCAAACGTCATCGCCATTTCGAAACTATAAAGTGGAATATTACGTAAAACATCCTGACTGTTATTTCGCTGAAAAGAAAATACAAGAAAATATGAAATATTTTGCTACCGATAGAAAAAACGAATGGTTTCAATGTCAATTGCATATGATTAAAAGCAGATTAGACGAACTGATAGACGAAATAAATGGTTGACTAATTATAAATCCGTGATATATTTATTTCATAGTTATGATCACAATTGCAAATAAATTGATATGTTTAAATCTGAATTCAAACTGGCAACCTATTGGGTGGAAAACGGTTAAAGATGCTATCATTGATCTATGTGGATCCGAAATCGACAACAAGCCGTCCAGCTTAGCCTTGGATATAGACTATAATACAGATGAAAACGGAGATCCAATTTTGGATGAACCGAAAAGCATGAATCCTGTATCTTGGAATGATTGGATGAATTTACCAATTCGCAGTTGGGATATGACAATCAACAGTCCGACTAAAATAATTCGTGTACCAACTGTATTGATATCTGTAAATTATAACAAAATGCCAGTGAAACATTACAAAGGCAAACCTAGCAAAGATGCTATTTTTAATCGTGATAACGGCATTTGTCAATATACCGGCAAGAAAATTGAAAAAAATTATGCTACTGTAGACCACATCATACCAAGAAGCAAAGGTGGGGGGGATACATGGACCAACTTAGTTTTGTGTCATAGAGAAATTAACTCTAAAAAAGGTAATAAATTAAACAGTGAAGTTGGATTGACACTCTTAAAAAATCCAGTAGCACCACAACCTGTGCCTGTATATGCTCTTATTAAAGAAGCTAAACACCACGATTGGAAACATTTTATAATTAATTAATAAATAATTTATTTTTAATCACCCCGACAAAGATATGTAGTCTAATAGATTACATATCTTTTTTATTGCGTCACATATGAAAAAAGTTAAAAAAATTACTATCTCGTTAAATGGATCTGATATTGAACTAAACGATAACACATTAAAATTCTATTTGAACGAAACACAAAAAAAACGTGTACATAAAAATGCGGTTGAAAAATTTTTTAATAATTTAATGGATAAGTTTAATAGTATTTCTTAATATTTATTATAAATGGATAATAATATTTTTTTAGAAAAACTGGACGAAACATATCAAGGTGGTTTAAGAGCTTGGTTTGGTAAAGGTTCTGTAGGTAGCACATCCGGCGGTGGATGGGATCGTTATGATAGTAGTGGTAAAAAATCAGGTAAATGTGGTGACGCAAAAACTGGTAGTAGTTATAGCGCCTGTTTAGGTAAGAAATATGCCGCTAGATTGAGAGCAAAAGGTGGTCGTAAAGCAATAGCAAATTGGGTAAAAAGAAAAAAAGCAGCTCAAAGAGCTGCTGGTAGAGGTGAGAAAGGTAGTGGGGGTAAAGGTAAATCTCCCGTGAGAGTTAGTTATAAAGAATCTTTGTCAGAAATATTCATAGTATCACAAAAACAGTATCTAAAAAAAGATCTAATGGATTTCTTGAAACAAGAATTTAAAAAAGGAAACTTGAAACCAATACATTCAGGATTAAGTGTTACAGAATTTAAACCCGATGATTGGATAGAAAGTATGTCTGATATTATCATAAATCATATGATTCAATATTTTGAGACAATTAGAGGTCAGACTGAAAGAGATGATTATTCAAAAGTTTCCATAGCTAATAACGAATAATATAATATTAAAAGTTGTTGAATCAACAATAGTTATATAGTAAAATCATATTTTATGAAATACTATATAAAAGATACTATAATAAATAAGGTTGTTTACTTTGATGATGTTAATAACATTGTGTCTTATTTGGAACAACTGTGTAAGTCTAAATTTAAACAGGATCGTAAGTCATGGATGTTTGAAATGCAAACACTAGGACATGGATTTGATGATCCCCAAGGCATATATTTCACCGAATTAATGAGTGGATATTTTGAAATAGGAGTACTAAGAGACGATGGTCGTCATATAAAAACAAATATACACGAATTACAAAGAAATCTAAAATACAGAAACGAAATGGGCGATTGATCTATGATTAATTTGAACATTCAATGGTCTGATCCAGTTCAAATTGAGAAAAATGGAGATGTTTTATTTCAAAGAAGTTGGGTTATACCGCCAGAATATCTAAATCAGTTTTTTACCTATTGGAAAGTCAACAAACTAATGCTTAAAGACCGTGGGTATGGTGTAACCAAATTGGATGATAATTGGGTTTTGACCGAAGTAAAAGATAATCCTACTTTATTTAAGGATCCAAAAAAACCATCAAACACGAATGAAGAATCAACGATTGAAGAATCGCTGCCAATATATGAAGTAAAAAACAAAACGGGTTTACGACCTTGGCAAGTTGATGCGGTTAGTAAAATAGTAGCTTCAATTAAAAAGTGGGGGGCTGCGGTTGATGGTAGCGACCTAGGTATAGGCAAAACTTATACAGCAACTGCTGTCTCTAGAGAATTAGACATGGATATTATGGTAGTATGTCCAAAAGCAGTCATGGAAAGTTGGAGAAGAGTCATAAAAAATCATTTTAAACTGTGGGGAAGATGTACTGGTGTCATAAATTATGAATCTCTACGAGTTGGTAAAACAGAAAGTTTATACGCATCATATGTCAAACGTCGTGATACCAGAAGAAAAGAATTTGTTTGGAAAATACCAAAAAATACTCTTATTGTATGGGATGAAGCACAAAAACTAAAAAATGCAAAAACAAAAAATAGTGAAACTTGTATGTCAGCACTTAAAGCTGGATACAAAATGTTATTTTGCAGTGCTACCATGGCAACCAACCCATTGGAACTCAGAACAATAGGTCAATGTATTAAGTTATTTAATAGCAACAAACAATATTATGACTGGGCATATGCGCATGGCGTAGTAAGAGGCAGGTTTGGGCTAGAGTTTACAGGTGATCGTAAAGCACTAACAAAATTAAATACCGATATTTTTACTAATAGAGGAGTAAGATTAAGCAGAGACACAATTCCTAATTTTCCAGAAAGTCAAATAATAGCCGATTGTTATGAAATGGAAAAAGAAGATCAAGATAAAATAAATGAGGCGTATGATGAAATGAGATTAGAGCTGTTGAAAATAGAAAAATTGCTTAAAAAAGATAAAACTGCAAACGAATTGACCGCTATATTAAGAGCTAGACAAAAGGTGGAAATGATTAAGGTACCATTGTTCGTCGAAATGGTTGAAGATGCTTTACAAAATAATATGAGCGTTGCTGTTTTTCTGAACTTTTCCGAAACTATAGAAGCTCTATCCAAAAGATTAAATACAACTTGCATTGTAAATGGTCAATCCAAATATGCAAAACATCGACAACAAAACATTGATGACTTTCAATCAGATAAACAACGTGTTATATTAATTAATATAGCAGCGGGTGGTGCGGGAATTTCACTCCACGATATAAATGGAAATCATCCTAGAATATCTTTAATAAGTCCATCATATTCAGCTGTTAATATGAGACAATCAATGGGGAGAGTTTGGAGAGATGGTGCTAAGAGTAAGTCTATGCAAAAAATAGTTTTTGTTGCAAATACAATAGAAGAAAAAGTTTGTAATTCTGTTAACCAAAAACTCGCAAATCTAGATTTATTAAATGACGGCGATATAAATGATTCAATCATTGAAAATAAACAAAAACTTTAAATTTTTTCACTTTTTATGTTTTCACTCTACATTTATAAGTGATGGAGATATGAATTATGTATAATAAAACATCAAATGTAACATTTAATGTTGGCAGTGCAAACTGGTCTATGGATGTGACTGTTGACGTTTCAATATTCGATGATCCATATGTTGAAGCTTGCACTCGTAGCATTGAAATCATGATTGGTAATTTAAAAGAAGGCGATGATTTTTTGGTTAATCCAATAATGACCGTACAAAAAGTATCAAAAAAGAAAACTAAGAAAAAAATAATAAATACTTATAAAGTGTTATTAAATGCGGGAACTCCATCTAGAGCCGAAATGTTAAGAAAAGTTTTTTATACGTCAACATCAATCGATTTGGCTGAAGAACCCTTATCATCGTCAAAATTATGATGAATCAATCTGACATAGAAAAGAAATTAGAAGAGCTTGAAGTACTTAAAAATAAAGTCGAAAAACTTATTTCATTAAGTGAGATGGGTCAAGACGTGCGCAATGAAATAGAAGAATTCAAATTGCTACAGTCCAAAGGTGTAGTAATACCACATTTAGAAAAAAAGCTTTCAGATGAATTATATCCTAAACGACAAACTCATAGCAGAAATCAAAAACCAATATTACAATCTGAAATTCAAGAAGCTATTGATAGAGCACCTACTGCAAAAAAAGCTGCCAAACTACTCGGAATAAGTTATATAACATTTAAAAAATACGCTAAATTATACGGCATACATAAAACCAAAGGTTGGCCTGTACAAAAGGGTGTGTGTTGCAGAGGACCAATAGATCCAAACAAAGGACGGTTTCCTATACAAGATATATTAGATGGTAAACACCCAGAATTTCCTATACACAGATTAAAAGATAAATTAATACGCAGTGGTATTAAAAAACCAGAATGTGAAATTTGTGGATATCGTGAACGAAGAATAACTGATGGTAAATTACCAGTTCTTGTTAATTTTGAAGATGGCAATAATAAAAATCATAAACTTGAAAATGTGAAGTTACTTTGTTATAATTGTACTTTTACACGTGGTAAAGGTTATATAAGTAAAGGTCCGAAAATATTTGATCCAGATATGCTTCAAGATGGCAAAAAAATATTAAAACAACGATTTTAAAACATACTAAATAATTATGAATACTGAAAATGCACATATTCTGACAAAATACGGAGTTTTAAGCAATTTTCATATCGTTAGAAAAATTAAAAGTTCATTTATAAACGGATTGAAACGTAAATATAAAAAACAAGGACTGTCAGCAAAAGAAACCAAAAAGAAGATTAACGAAGATATTTTATCTTACACCGAAAAATTTTTAAGTGAAAACAATATTCCAGGTTTAATATATGAAGATCATCACAACGACTCAAGTGTTCCCGAAATTGATGATAAAATCCGAGATAAAATTGTTAAATTATCAGAATATTGTGAAAGATACACCAGAAAAAACAAATTAAATAAAGATCATATAATTTTATTTATGCAGTTATTTTTACACACATTACATATAACAAACGATGATATTGTTGATTTTAAAAATCGATTTAACATAAATGATGAAAACAACTCGGATCAAAACGAAGACGACGATGATGATTATGTTTAATTTATGTTGACTTTCAAACAAATTTATAGAATAATAACTAGTTATGGACATATTGAATATTGAAGACACAAAAGCGATAATAAATGTGAATGTTAAAAAGAAAATAGTATTTATCACGGGAGTCACAGGCCAAGATGGATCGTATATGGCCGATTTTCTGTTAAGAACTACCGATTATTTAATATTCGGTGGAGCGAGACGGTTGAGTTCTAAAAATCATGAAAATATAAAACATCTTGAAAATAACCCCAGATTTAAATTGGTTAATTTTGACTTGACCGATGCACATAGTATTTATAATATTTTGCAAACAATAAAACCAGACTATTTTATAAATCTTGCAGCTCAGACATTTGTAGGTAGTAGTTGGGATTTTCCAGCCCAAACTTGGGAATGTAATACTACAAGTGTCATTCACATACTGGAAGCAATTCGTCAACATAAACCCACATGTAAATTCTATAATGCTGGCAGTAGCGAAGAATATGGCAACGTAGAATATGTTCCTCAAGATGAAAAACATCCGTCAAAACCAAGAAGTCCATATGGAGCAAGCAAAAGTGCAGCTCGTCAATTGGTAAAAGTATATAGAGAAAGTTATAATTTATTTGCTATACAAGGTTTGTTATTTAATCATGAAGGATGTCGCCGTGGTGAAGAATTTGTTACCAGAAAAATAACAAAAGGTGTAGCTAGAATTAAAAAGGCCATATTGGAAAAAAAATCATTTGATGCAATTGAATTGGGAAATGTTCAAGCTAGAAGAGATTGGAGTGATGCCGAAGACTTTGTTGAAGGTATCTGGTTGATGTTGAATCAAAATACCCCCACCGAATATGTTCTCTCCAGTAACGAAACTCACACAATTGCTGAATTTGTATGGTATGCATTTAAAGCATCAAATATAAACGGTGTTTGGCACGGCGATGGTGAACTAGCAGAATTCAGTATAACCAATACAGATGTTGAAAAATACGATCCCAAATCATCTGTACTCGTCAAAATAAATCCAAAATTCTATAGACCTGCTGAGGTTGATTTATTGCTTGGAGACAGTACGAAAGCTAGAAACGAATTAAAGTGGGAGCCAAAAACATCATTTGAACAACTTGTAGAAAAAATGGTTAGAAATGACCTAAAACAAATTGGATTATGAGTGAATATACATTGTATAACGAAACTGTAATGGATCATTTTATGAACCCACGTAATATGGGCGACATCAAAAATGCTGATGCTATAGGTGAAGTAGGCGCAGCGGCATGTGGTGACATTATGAAGATTAGTTTGAAAATAGACGATGTTACTGGAACAGTAATGGATGCCAGATTCAAAACTTTTGGATGTTTAGGTGGTAATAGTCCAATTGCTACTCCAACGGGATATATATCTATTAAAAACTTAAAAGTAGGAGATGAGATATGGACTTGGAACGGAAACTCAGTAGTTAAAAATACTATTAAAAATATAATTAAAAAAGAAGTAACTTCCAATGATTTGTGTATATTAGATTTTGGATTAAGAAAAAAAATAATTTGTACTAAAGATCATGTTTGGTGG